CGTATTGCGGACATACGTTCCATTCAAGCAAGCTAACACGTGATCACATAGTTCCCGTTTCTAGAGGCGGTGAAGACAAATGGACTAACGTAGTTACTGCTTGTCAATACGACAATAACAAAAAGGATGATAAGTTGTTGTCTGAAACTGGAATGCAACTACTATTCTTACCCTATGTTCCTAATAGAGCTGAAGCTTTGATTTTGAAGAGCCGGAAAATCTTGCCAGTACAGGCCAACTATCTGAGCAACTTCATTCCTAAGAGCTCAAGGGCGCATCAATTCATCAAGCAAATTAATGAATTGCACTTAAATAGCTAATCATGAACCTTGGGATTTAAAATGAAATTGCATCAGCTAGTAGAAAACATTGCGGATTTAAAAATCAACTATAGTGAAACTGACAAGTTTGTGCTGGGTGGAGCTAAGGCATGGGTAGATAAGTTGGGCGCGACTAAGAAGGACATCGCGGACGCAATGGCTTTAGCAAGAAAGCTACCATCTTTCGAGTCAATAAAGCCATTCGACATTACCTCTTCTAAAGCTGCAAGCGTTGGCACATTTCAGTTCGCAAAAGCTGGTAGAGATCTCGGAATTAAAGATAAGTACATGGTGTACGCCAACGGGCAAGTTCGTGGTACTAGTGGCCCAAAACCGCACAAGCTTAAAAGTCCAAAGCCTATGGTTAAAGGTGAAACTCCTGTAGATGTGTTGGTTAACATCTATGATGAAGCATTCAAGCAAGTGGGAAAGTTGCTTGCTAAAGCTCACACTCCTATTGGCGAAGATGAATTGCCGACAACTAAGGAAGAAGTCATCAAGCGACTTAAAGCACTCAAAATCAAGAACTACACGATTAATGATGATTTGAGTGTCGATGTCAATGGTAGTGTTGAGCTGTACAACAAAAGACTAAAAGCTATCCCAGTTCAATTTGGCGAAGTTACGGGTTCATTTGACATTCGAGACAATTACTTTATCACTTCTTTAAAGGGTTGTCCACGCAAAATAGGGTCTAACTTTCTAGCTTCTAAAAACGCTATCAGCTCATTGAAATTTGCACCTAAGGAAGTCGGTGGAACTTTTGGCGTGAGCAACTGCGCGCTGACAAGTTTAGTTGGTGCGCCCAGGGAAATTAGCGGTGTTTTTGACTGTGATAACAACAAGCAACTTACCAATCTCGTAGGAGCACCTAGAGAAGTCGGTAAGGGTTTCTATTGCCAAAATTGCGATTTAGAGTCTTACGATGGCGCACCTAAAATCGTAGGCGGCTCATTTATTGCGCGTGGTAATCCTAAAGCAGATAGCGCTGCAATTAAAACAGACGTTACTGGCGTTTTAATGGTTTAAACGGCTTGGAAATCAAGATAGCTTCTTGGTTTCCGCGTCCACTGAGATCATTCGCATTATCTCTTCCCTGCTAGCAACAATCGTGTTGTTGGTTACTTTATTCCCGCCATTTGGAATAAACATAGTAGAACGTTTTCTGTCTGCTTTCACTTTAGCTTTTGAAGTGGCTGCAGATAGAGCAATGTTCAAATAAGCTGCAGCAACTTCTGCATTTCGTGCAGCGTATCTAGGCTCAAGCAATTCTACCATTGATGTTTGACTCTGATATGCTTCCAGCGCAGCATCATAGACAGCATCTATTTTCTGGTCTGTGTCTATGTCATCTTCATCCTTGACATAATCAGCTGGTTTCGTTTCCACATTGGCAACTTCGTAGTCGTCTTTAGCTTCATCACCCGGCTCAATATCGAACAGACCGTCTAGCGGATTCTCGTATTTCGTTTGCATAATCACTTACCACGTTTTGTTAGTTTGTTTGGAAAAAGAACACGTTCTGTCAAAATGCGAAATACTATCCCTTGCTTATTTGCAAATTCAGATGCGTATTTCCATTTAGCATGATTTACTGCTAATGCTATTTTGTCCCTATCTGTAGACTTTGGTGTCAACACAGTTTCCTTATATGGCTTGATTTCAATAAGCTCTTTTTTCAAATTACCATACTTGTCTTTGTAAATGACAAATGCATCCGGGTAATATTGATGAACTCTATTATCTAGCGGCGACAAATAAGGTATTGCTATCTCTTCACTGGCCCATTGCACAACAGCAGGTGTGGAGTCTAGGTATTTAAACAGCACAAACTCCCAGCTAGATCGACCAATAATTTTATTGGGATCTCCCAAATATTTACTTGGATTTTTCGGTATAAATCTACCGTGCATAGTTCTTCGTGCCATGATCAACCTATGTTAGAGCTATCAAAAAACTGCGGTGCAGTGGGGTATGATCCATTGGATGAATTGAAGCCAACTTGATTAAGCCCAAATGTAGAGGTATCCAATAATAATGGAGCTGGAGCAGATGTAATAGGAGTTTGTGATGTCATAAAACCGCTCACTGATGTTGAAATAGATCTGCTTATGCCACCAATAGCCGATGCCGCAGTTGAATTAACTAATCCACCAAGAGTAGTAGACAAACCATCTAGCCCGGGCACTTTTCTCAATGCCTTGCCCACCGTTTCAGATACTATTTTTTGAGCAGCACGTCCACCAACACCTGCCAATATTCTAGTCAATGGATCACCCCCGCCTCCTGCAGGAGTTGATGTTCCCCCACCTGCAGCTGGCGATGGTTCCCCGGGGGCTCCGGGCAGAGATGGATGACTTTTAGAATCATCTATTTTTTTCAAGTCCTGAATATCTGCCATTACCATAAAGTCGTAATCAAACTGCATGGTGAATATATTTGGGTCGCTAACTTCATGCGAAACATCGTCAAGATCAAACGAGACAATTCGCGGATTCATGAAGAAGAACGCAACCTCTTTAGCCGCTTGGGATAAATCTGCTGCAGATGGCTGCAAAAACATTTGAGTTATTTTTATAGCCTGAATTGCATTTCCTAACTCAGTGCCTATTGCCCCACGATGTGCAAAGTCATTAGATGCCAATCCTTCTGTAAACAACATACCATGCCCAGTATTGTATGAAGCGACCTGAGCAGCAATATCATGTGAAGCACCATTAGATCTCCTAGTAATAGGAGAGTGGATCATCATCATAATTCTAAAGAAATCGTATACATGATTACCGGTATCATCATGAAACGACATCGTTAATTCTCTATGTTGTATTTGCTTTAGAACTTTAGTTCTAAAGTTGTACTTGTTAACTTCTTCATATTGAAAGTCAACCTTAGGTCTGTCAACAGCCTTAATAGAAAATACAAATTCATTATTCTTCAGGACATCATACTGCGCTATTATTTCTGGTCTAAAGAGAAACTCTACTCTAAAGAGAAACTTTAATTTAGGGCGAGTATTAGTATTTGCTATGCTGTGAGCATATGACGTAGCAGACCAAGACCCATCGTTTCTATCAGGAATTGGGTTTTCCGGCTGTCCAAATATAGAGCGCAAACCAGGCTCAAGCGCGCCTTTTGAGAAGTCGCCTACTACGTTGCCGAATACCTGAGTTGCGGTTCTTTCTAAGTCTATACCGCCCGACTTAAGTATGCCAGAAATATCTGCCATTTTACTATCCTGTGTTACTACTATCTATTTAGAGAAATTGCAGAAGGCCTCCGGACGCTCTGTTTATAGATCCTATTGACCAGTTCAAGTAGACACCTCTGGGCCTTATCTGGTGACTCCAGTTATTTGAAGTTGCATCTCTTCTATTTAGCAACTTTAAAAATGTCCTTGATTTTCGACTTTTCTCTAAATATATTAGGTTGGCACACTAACCGTGCTTTTAAGGAGATAAAACAATGGCAACACTATCAAACTTCGGTATACCCGGCGCAGGTTCTGGAATTCTGCACCCAAAATTGAAAAACAAATGGAGAGTAACTTTCCAAGATATCGGCCGGATTGTATCTGGCGTAAATTCTAGAAACGTGTCGATGCAGGCAACTACCGTAACTCGTCCACAGCTAGAATTTGAAGAAGTTCCTATTCACCGTTACAACTCAGTAGCTTATGTTTCCGGTAAGCATACATGGTCGCCTATTAGCTTAACGTTAGAAGACGACATTACAAGCTTGGCAACTCGTGTTGTTAAGGCTCAATTGGAAACACAACAGCGTTTAGTTGGTGTTGATCTTGACGGTCGCTGGTTGAATACAGCAGCAACTGGTTCAGATTACAAGTTCAGTATGAAAATTGAACAGCTTGACGGTGATGAAGGCGTTGTGGAAACATGGATTATGGAGGGCTGCTTCTTGCAAGCAGTTGACTTCTCTGATTTGGACTATGCAGCTTCTGAATCTGTTACTATTCAATTGACAGTAAGATATGATCACGCTAGATCTATTGATAGTGGTGACGGGTACGGCACTGCGTTGGGCGGGTTTGTCTCCAGCTAATAAGCTTCGACCTAATCAAAAGGGGACCTATTGGTCCCCTTTATTTTGTCTATTACTAGGTTACAGTTGTAGTAAAATTGTCAATGTTTAACTTAACTTATGATTGATAATGATAAATTGCAAAATTTGCGGTAGAGAGTTTAAATTAATTTCTAAAAGACATTTAGTTCATCATGACATGACTAGACTTCAATACATGGAAACTTTCCCAGATGCCCCAATGCAGAGTGAAGAAAGTTCTGTTTTACGTAGTAAAACAATGTATGAAACCAATAAAAATATGTCTGCTGAAACTAAAGCAATAAAAGCAGAAAAGATAGCAAAAAGCAGAGCAGGCATGTCTTCTTGGAATTTAGGTAAGGGCGGTTATAAGTTAGAATGGTCTGACGAGGCTCGTCAAAGAGTAGCAAATCGTGTAAGTCATCTTAAAGGAAAACCTTTAAGCGAGGAAGTAAAGAGACATCTTTCAAAAGTGATGAGTGAAAATGCTAAAAAACCTGGCTATAAAAGCTATCTGAAGGGCAAGCGTCTACCAAGTGAAACTAAACAAAAGATAAGTGAATCGTTGAAAGGTCGAAAATTAACTGCAGAACAACAAGAAAAACACGCTAAAGCTATGGAAAGAATTCGTAGCACTCCGGGTTACACAGGACCTATGAAGGGCAAAAAACACAGTATTGAAACTAAGCAACAAATTTCAAAGACGTTAAACCACAAACGTCCTGAAATTCGTAAAACATTTGAAGACCGTGGTTATTGGGTCCCATTAGAAAACATTTCAGAATTCGAAATTTACAAAAGGAATGTTAGATTGGTAACGGAAAGGAATGTACACTTAATTGAAAATTATGATGCCTCTAAAAGAGGTCTAAATGATAAGGAAAACGATAACTTTCAAGTTGATCATAAATTGTCCATTTATGATGGATTCATGAATGGTATTGCTGCAGAAGTGATAGGCCACTTTTGCAACTTAGAGTTTATGTCATGGAGAGAAAATTCTAAGAAATGGCATAAAAGTTCTATGACTTTAGAAAAATTACTAGAAGAAATCCAAAAAAGCGAAAAGGGCTCAAATTGAGCCCTTTTCGTGATTAGGTTAATCTAATTAAATTGCTGCGGTATTTACTATTCGTATGGGCACATAGATATGCTCCGCGGCCTTCACAGGTTGCAAGCTTATATCCAAATAAAGTTCATTACGGTCAATGCGGGCTGGTGTATTGTTAGATTCATCACACAAAGTAGCAAAGTCGTAAAGACCACGCTTTGCTAAGATGTCAGACAAGATACCATCAGCGGCGGCTTTCAGGTTATCGCGAGTCAACTGATCGTTAGGCTGGAACACGAATGCCATAGCACCTTTACGAATCACTCTGCGGACATATGCTATCAGACGAGCAACGTTAATGCGATCAAGAGCAGATGCGGCAGGAGCAGCAGTCTTTTGACCCCAAAGCAGTATACCGCGACCTGGGAAGAAGGTGATAGGGTTAATGTTCTTGTTGTATTCGTATAACGAATCGCGTTGACCTTGGTTAAGGTTAGCTTCTACAAAAGTAGTTGCCTGACCCAATGTACCAGTAACATAACCAACTTGTGCAACACCTGTCACCAAGCCATTAGCAACACCAGCAGGAGGCGTCCAAACGTATCCGCTTTGATCGCTGAATGCGAGCGTGCGGATAGCGGTGCCAGATGGTGCGGCAAGAACGTTAGTACCATCCAAGTTGGAAACTACGCACCATGGGTAGTAGTAAGCCAGGTATGTAGAGCCAACTTTACCTGAGGTCATTGCCCATGCAGCAGTTTGTGCTGGGGACAAATTGCAAGGTGTATCAACTATAGCGATAGCCTCTTCTTTAACATCTGCAACTAAAGCTGCTAATTCGTCTGCCAATTCAGGATAACCTGGTGCGGCAACCAAAGTGAACTCATAAAGTTCGGATCTAACTTCAGTATTGGAATTCATTGCAGCTGCAAGTGCAGTAACAATAGCTTGACGACGGACTGCGTCATTTGCACCAAGAATATCTGAAACAGTAACTGAAACTGTCGTCAGGGTGAACGTATCGCCTGAAACGAATGCAGTAGTTCCCGGAAGGATGGTGAATATGATGCGGTTGTTATCATAAACTGTGCCAGTGATACCAGTTGCCATAGCACCTGACACTGAACCAACAACGTTGAATGCTGTAGGCGAAGTGAAAGTAATAGTCCACGTTTCTGCAACTGCAAGGCTGTCAGCAGCGATAGAAGTAACGGTACCATTGCCAGTGTTAGCACCTGCAGTAGCAGCATAAACTATGCTGAACGTGAAGGTGTCGCCTGATTGGAAGTCAACTGAACCATCGGCAATCGTCAAGTTAACGCGGCTTGACGTGAATGGAGTATCAACAGTACCAGCACCAATGAAACCGGACACTGAACCACG